ATTATTAATTTATATAATATACTTAATGTATACTATAGGAATATTATACCATATTTGGTCACAAAAGTCAAGAACTATTTTCTATGTCTTGCTGTTTTCTTTGCAATCTTTTTAGGTTGTTTACTAACTTGTTTACCTGCTTTAGTGTCAGCACGTTTCTTCCGTGATGTAGCGGCATACTCCTTCTTGGTCAAAGCCTCTCGTGCTTTCTTTGGCAAGTAACGCTCACCTGTAGCTTTCTTACCTTGAGTGCTAGGCTTACCAGACTTAGTTCCCCAATCCTCTTTAGTCCATTTGGATAAAGATTTCTGGGCTTTAGTCTTACCACCAGTGTAACCACCGCCCGCCTTCTTATAGCGTTGAGTGGCTAACTGAGCCTTACGAGCAGACCATTGTCCTGCCTTACCGCCTTTACTTCCTGCTTTAACTGCGGCTACGATGCGCTTCCATTTAGCTTCATCGGTCCTAGCCATAGTTACTTACCTTTCTTCATTGGCTTCTTTTTAGGTTTAGCTGTAGTTTTTTTCTTTGGTGGTCTTCCTACTTTACTACCGTATGTACCTTTACCGTATGGCATAGTTATCTCCCGATTACCATTTGACTTTATCAGCCCAATAAGCCGCAGACATTTTACCTTTGGCAATGTTCCTACCGTGTCTAGCTTTAAAGGACTTGCGTTTAGCTTTCATCTTAGCGGATTCACCTGCCTTAGGTTTACCCGCAGTCTTTGCTCCCTGCTCACCAAAACGTATGGTCTTAATCTTGTCACCTTCCTTAGCAACCACTACATGAGACTTCTTAGGGTGGCTAGGTGTACGCTTTGGTTTGTTATAACCAGAGACTCCTGCTCTAGCTAGTCTTGGGTCTCGTTTTTTTGCGGGCATTAGGCTTCTCCTTGAGGGATTCCTTGAGGTCTTGGACCTTGACTTCCAATGCCTCTAAGCGTTGGTTCTGCTTCTGGTACGACTCGTTGATTTCCTCTAACGCTTTGTTGAACTGGAGTTGTGTTATCATTACCTTTACCTTTTTCTTTGACAGCTACTTCACGTTCTTTTAGTAACTGCTCTGATATTTTAAGACGCTTTTGGAACTCTTTGTCATCAGCATCTCCTTGTTTAAGATTAGCCGTAACTGCTTTGATACGGTCAATCTCAAGTTCCTGTGGTACAGCTTGAGCCTCTGTAGTAAGTTTCTGCGCTCTAGCTTGTGATTCAATAGCCTGACCCTGTAGTGCCGCAGTCTGTGACTTCTGGAACTCAATCTGTGCTTGCTGAGCCGCCATAGCCATTTGCTGTGCTTCTGGGTTAGGTTGATTAGCTTGTTGTAGAGCCGCTACTAGTTCCTCACGGTTAGCCAAGTTCATATTATCAACGATTGACATAATCAACTGTGAGTACATTGGGCTGTCTGGCTTCATAGTCTGTAGTAACTGTACAAGCTGTGTAACCTCATACTCACGGGCAATGATACCTAAACTGCTAGAAGTATGGAACTTGTAGTCCGCAACAGGATAACGCTCAGGGTTAAACTGCATATAACGGTGTGCGGCTTTAGTTACGAATGGGATAAGGAATGATTCTTGGAAGTTGATTAGGGTACGCTTGTGACGCTTAATGATAGCACCGAGGCTCATAGAGATACCTGCGGCAGTAGCATCACCATTGATAGAACCAGAGATACCCGCAGAATCAATAGCACCTGTAGCTGTCTGTACCATCTTCTGTAGTTCATTGGCTTGTGCAAATGTAACCTGACTAACATTACCAAAGTTAAGAGGCTGTAGTACTTCTCTAGGTGAACCATTAGTTAGGATAGTCTTACCTGCACGTACTTCTGGTCTTGAACCTCTAGGCATACGTGTAGCGTCCATAGCCATCATTGGGTGTATAGTCAACGCAAGAGCATCAATTCTGGCTCGTATTTCAGCGTCTAACGCCTTTTGTGAGTTGTACCCTTTCTCACATACCCCTCTGCCCCAGAAACGGCTAGGAACGACATCCCACGGGAATGTAACGACAGGTCTGTCACCCATCATGTATGGATTAGCTTCAGCCTTGAGTAGAGTACCGTCATTAGCAATAACAACGATAGCTTCTACGTAGTAGGAATTATCCTCTTCATCAGCGACTAGTTCTTCTACTTCTTGTTCTGATTCTTCTTCTGCTTGTGCCGCTTTTAATAAATGACGAGGTACTAATCCATAGTATTTAGTCAAGCGTACTTTATCATCTTCATACACTGCTAAATCTTTATCTGGTTCAATGTCAAAGTCAGGAGCAGCTAGACCGACAACAACATCACGGTAGACACCCTGCTCTTGTAACTGTTCCACTAGGTGCGTAGGTACAAACTCATCTACTGCACAACCTAGTGCTTCCTCTACTGATGTAGCTAGTGGGTCGATGAGGAAGTTCTGTGGCATTACTGGTCGTAGTTTAACACAGGTCTTGTCTACGATGTTTACACCGACTGCCGTTAAGTCTCCACCCATTACAGGTTGAGTAGCAGGTTGGAACTCTTTCTCTTCCTCTAGGACTACCTCAGCAATGCCTGTACCAAACACAGCCGCATTAATAAGGCACTCAGCTACGCTCTTACGGACTTTGTTCTTTTTGAAGTCTTTGTATAGAGTTTCACGTAGAAGGGCTATATCACGCTTCTCGTTGTCCGCTACGTCATCCTCAATGTCAAACCACTTACCACGACCAAAGGTTGCTTCTTCTAGTTCCGCAACGGATGACTCAACTGCTTGTTGTAAAGCAGGGGAGATAATCTTAGAGCGTTCGGACTGTCTAGTCTTGTCCTCTGCCGCCCACTGTCCACGCCAAAGGCGGTAGTACTCGTCAAACTTTTCTGCGTAGTTGGTTTCAAAGTGATTACGCCAACCTTGACATTTCTCAACGACCCATCCTTCAAGGTCCTGTTCCAACGTAAACTCTTCTCTATCTTCTAGTAACATATTAGTACCCTGTGTATGCGTCTAAAAATTCAAATTCTTCCTCTACATAATCTGATGTGTAGGCTATGTTAGCCAGTTGGTCTATGTACGCCAACGAATCAATCAAGTCATCATGTACAAGCTGATTAGGGAATTGGAATAACTCATCTAAGAATGTAGCGTTCCATTCACCCTTGTTAAGTGTTATCTTACCGTGTTCAAACCTACCTTGTAAAGCCCAGACAATCCTGTCCGTTTTCTTCTTGTTACCGTGTGTCAATTCGTCTATTCTAAAGAATCTATTGTTGGACTTCATTAGGTCCGAGATGTACGGAAGCACAGCGTTCTTTAACGCCCCTTTCTCAATCCCGACAGCCACTGGACGATAGTCTCGTACAGCTTCAAAGATTTTTCTCGCAGTGGCTTCCACACCCCATCTACCATAAATGATATCAGCGACCCACCAACCTTCTTCATTTGCTTTAACAACCGAGATGGCAGTTTGGTCAAGGCGTTTAGTCTTTGTCGTAGCTTTAGCCACATCAGCAAATCCTGCCAAGTCGACTGCAATATAGTAGCTACCTGCTTGAGGTTCTTCCTCACTAAATTTAACGTACTCTTCTTTGAATAACTCACTACCCTGCGCCTCAAATGATGCCATGAACTCCTGTCGGAAACTAAATGCGGACATAGAGTTCTTAGCCGCTTCAATCTCTTCAGGGTCTAGCAGTGGATTATCGTAGCTTGTAAAGTGATAACCTGCAAACGTAGGGTCATCACCAACACAAGCATACGTGTATAAATCATAAAAGTGATTACGTCCCATTGGCGTACCAATGAACAATGCATCACCCTTTTGGTCAGCCAGTGCAGGTCTAAGGATTTGTTCCCAGACCTCTGGCTTCATGTCAGCGTACTCATCCATAACTAGGAACTTAAGACTGACACCACGCATGGTTTCTGGTCTATCTGCACCTTTGAGTGCTATGGTTGCACCGTTGACTAACTTTATCTGTAAGTTGTTTACATGGCTAGAGGAAATTACGGGATGACCAATCTCTAGCAAGACTTGCCACATAATGTCCCTAGCCTGACCCTGAGTAGGGGCTACATAAAACACATGACCCTTCTCAGTCTGTAAAGCCCTGATGATTAACATCCAAGCGGCTAACCTTGACTTGCCTGTACGTCTACCTGCGGCTATGACCTTAAATCTAGTCTCGTCCTCAAATACTGTTTGTTGCCACGGTAGTAATGAAACATTAAGTTCCGTCACTTAGTAGGTCCACATCACAAAAGGGGTTGTATCGTCAGGATTGCGGATGTCAACATGGACAAAACTACGAGCAACTCCAATTCCCGTGAAACCCAACTTGATAGCCTCCTCAACGATTTTGAAACGCTGTAGACCGTTGTTGACTTTAATATCCGCGGCAATGCCTTGTGCATGAGTTCCTGCTTTAGTTTTCTTGGCTTCAATAGGGTGTGTTGAATCTCTGTATCCTGACGTAATAATGAATGGGAAACCACAAGCCTCTCTCAGTTCATCTAATCTTTCAATGAACTCAGGCTTAATCTCGTTGTTACCTGTGTACTGACAAGCGAACTCTTGTCTAGTGAAGTACTTAGCCATCTATAGTTTCCCCTTCTAAGATGTCATCATCTTCTGTATTTGACACCACCGTGGTTTCCCCACCAACTCCAGTAATGTTTATCTGTATTGCTGACTTCCCTGCGCCTTTGACAACATCCTTTTCAAACGCCCCTACAGGGACAATCCTATCAACAATAAGTTTCCACGCGGCTGACTGATGCTTATGGTCATCATTAAGTGCCGCATCAAATATTGACTCCAACACTTTCCTTGACTTAGGTGAGGTCAACATCCTACTCTTGTATTCGTTGATTATAGCCGCATCACCTTTGGGTCTACCTCTGGACAAACCAGTTGACCCTCTTTTTCTTGACACCACATCTGATTTCCGTGGTCTGCCCCTCCTCTTTTTAGGAGGATTAGTACCTTCTTGGTCCATTGGACTCTCCTTAAGTTATCTTAAGTATCCTTAGGCTAACCTTTATTATTTTACATTAATGATTAATCTTTAAAGTATAATAACTAAGTCTACTTAAGTATACTTAAGGCTCTAAACAATGTCTTAATTATATCTATATTATAGCATACTTTTAACTGAAAGTCAAGCATTATTTTAGACCCCGATTAAAAATATTAGTTCCCTCCTTAAGTGACCTTTTTTATTATATTGGTCATACATATCCCCCACTTAAGAATACTTAAGGAAAACAAACACTTAGAGTATTACTTATGGTTATACCTTTTTTCTAATTTATGTCTTTTTTGTATGCCAGAGGATACCGTAACATTCTCACGCCACCCACGCACCCCCCGCCCCCTTAAGCACAACCACAAGTAAAACACAAGGATAAACCGTGACTGGAATCCTTAAGGCGGTCATAGGTAAGACTTGAGGCGGGGAAGTGAGTATGCTAAAGGATACCTATAGCCCTACCATAGAACAACACCAGTAATCCAATACTATTTGGTTATATTGTCATGCTTATGTTATGCATTTAAGTTATATAGTCCTACAAGCTAATATAATGCGTTCTAAGCGACTTTATAACTAGGCTATACCAATGCATAGGGTATAGTCTTAATCGCGGTAATTCTCTCAAAGCCAGTAGTGGCGCGGGTTGTAGCGTAGTCAGTTAATAGCTGGCATAGGTTATAATATTTAGTTATGACAATCCTAATCTATATGCAAAAAAGTTATTGGCAATCTGCTTATACTTATATATAATGCAAGCATTAACTCAATTAACTATATAGGTATATACATATGCAAAAATATAACCAAATCTTTGAAAAAGTAACTAACCAAATTGTGGCTAATTTGGAACACGCTGAAAAGTGGAAAAAACCTTGGGGTAACATTGCTACTGGTGATGCACCACATAATGCTATTACAGGTCGACCATATAGTGGCATCAATTGGCTAGTATTATCGTCAGCACCATATGCAAGCAGTCAGTGGCTAACCTATAAGCAAGCTAGGGAATGCGGTGGTTTTGTCAGTAAAGGCGAAACAGGTACTCAAATAGTCTATTTCCAAATGATAAAAAAGGAAGATAAAAAGACTGGTGAAGCGTCAGTATTTCCACTGTTAAAAACCTACACTGTATTTAATGTAGAGCAATGCGAAAATGTAAAAGGTATTAAAAATTATGTAGTACCCGAGTTACCTACTGGTGGCGTTAATGCGCTAGCTGATGCGGTTGGTGCTAAGGTTCAATATGGCGGTAATACTGCTTGCTTTAACCCATTAGCTGATGTGATTAGAATGCCAGTGGTTGAAGCGTTTAAGGATAAAGCTAATCATGATGCTACACTGCTACACGAATTAACCCATTGGACGGGTCATAAGTCGCGACTAGATAGGCTAACCAATGATGCATTTGGCGGTGAAGCGTACGCATTTGAAGAGCTAGTCGCGGAGCTAGGTTCAGCAATGGCGGGTAGCATCTTAGGCTTACCATATGACGGTTTACAACATGTTGATTATATCGCGTCATGGTTAAAGGTACTTAAGAGTGATTCTAAGCATATCTACACTGCATCAAAATTAGCATCAAAGGCGGTTAATTATCTAATGGAAAATGCTGAAAGTTTAGATATGGTGGCTTAATAAGTAAATATAT